AATAGACAAGATATCAATGGTGTAGTAACAGAAGAATACGGTATTAATATTGTTCCAAATATTATTCCAATTTACAAGTACGATTCAATTATTGAAAGTACAAAAACAAGTTTTGAATTAGTCAGTGCAACTACCATTGGTAAAAATTATGTCTACGAGTCTGCACCTGACTTTAACAAACCTTTTAATTTTTTATACCGCAATGACAATAACGGAAACACCAGTAACAATACCGGATTCTTTTTCTATTTTAAACAAGGCGATATTGCCAGTATAGATTTCTCAGTAAGTGAAGCTATACCTAACAAAGTCATTGACATTGATGTTAATAATATTAACAATAACGATATTTGGTTGTATAGTTTAAATGCCGATGGGACCACAAATGAATTATGGACCCGAGTTCCTGCAACATCTGGTGTAAACATTGTTTACAATAATATCAGTGACAAGAATCTTTATCAAGTTACTACCCGTGCTAATGATCAAATTAGTCTAGTATTTGGTGACGGATCATTTACAAATATCCCTCAAGGAAACTTTAGACTTTACTACAGAACTGCCAATGGATTAAATTACAGGGTTACTCCTGATGAAATGCGTTCTATATCTGTGTCGTTTAATTACATTAGCAGATTAGGTCGAGTCGAAACTATTACATTCCGTGCAAGTTTAAAATATACTGTGGCTAATGCTTCGGCTAGAGAAACTACTAGCCAGATTAAACAAAAAGCACCACAACAATATTATACACAAAACAGAATGATCACTGGAGAGGATTATAATATCCTTCCGTATACAACCTTTAGTCAGGTTTTAAAAGTTAAATCAATTAACCGTACTAGCTCGGGTTTGAGTAGATATTTGGATATGATTGATACAACTGGAAAGTATTCTAGTACAAATATCTTTGGCGAAGACGGTGTTATCTACAAAAATGATTATGTAAAGTCGTTTACATTTAGTTTCCGCAGTCAAAATGATATTCAGAATATAGTTTACGATCGTGTAATAAACGATATCATTGCCAGCAAAGAAATGATTCACAAGTATTATTCTCAGGCAGACTCGATTACTTTGCCTGGAACAGTATTAACCGCAGGCCAATTTATAATTGGCCGTAGATATATTATTACGCAAGTTGGAACAACAGACTTTACTGCCATTGGTGCCGGCTCAAATACAGTAGGAACAAATTTTGTTGCTACAGGAACAGGAACTGATACAGGATTTGGTGACGGCGAAGCCTATGATGCAACAGTAGAATGGCATCAGAGCTCTGTTGGTAACAATAACTCAACCGGATACTTTGTTAGATTTAATACGCCATACAAAATAGCAACAGCAGTTTCTGGTAATAGCAAGTTCCTTAGAGTTGGTGCATTAGTTAAATTTGTTGCTCCCAATGGCTATTACTTTACTGCATCTAACAGTCTAGTTGCTGGTACTCCTGACAGAGCCGACGATAAGTTGGAAATTTACTCTTCTATACTAAGTGTAATCGATGATGGCACCAACAGCGGACTAGGAAACTTCACCAATGGTCAAGGTCCTGTTACTTTAAACGATAGAATCCCTTCAGGTGCTGTTGTGCACTCAATTATTCCTGTGTACAAGAATAATTTTTCTTCTGGCTTTACTACCACCGTGGTAAATCTTATTAAGAGTTATAAAAACTTTGGATTGGCTTACAGTGATGTAACACAAAGTTGGAGATTAATCAGAGATGTTAATCTAGCAAGAGATACAACATGGTTGTTAAAGTTTGAATATAACAGTAACAACGATCAATACCTTGTTAGCCATAAAGGAATTGAATACATATTCCATAGTCCTGTTGAAACAACTTTTTACTTTGATAAGTCGTTAAAAGTCTATGACAGCAAAGTTGGTCGGGTAATTCAAGATCATATTAACATCCTAAAAACAAATAGCAAGCCCGATGATTACACTCCACTGGGTAAGAATAAAGTTTGGGCAGTGCATAAACAGTTAGTTGACATCGATGGATACATTGATAGCACAAGAATTTATTTAACTTATGCTGATTCAGACAACGACGGGGTGCCCGATGATCCGATGCTGTTTGAGCAGATTGTATCACCATCGACTAATGTTGGTGGCAAGTATGTATTTTTTGAATCAGTAACAGGAACATCATTTAACAGATACTTGAATACCAGACTGGTACCCAATGGAGAAATCATTTCAGAATATGCTACATTAACTGAAGCATTGGCTCAAATTGATGTCTATCAAATTGGACAAGTATTTTTCCTTACTACTCCTGGTACCTTCCATGCAGTGATACAAGGTACACAAGGCAAGACTCTTGGCACTGCATTAACAAGATTTGCAGCCTTTATAGGTAGAAGAAACCTTTATTATCAATACAGACATAACAGTCCCAACTCTCGTAGAGTTGATCCTAGTATTAGCAATATCATGGATGTTTACATGCTTACGGCTAATTATGATCGTGCTTATAGAGAGTGGATTCAAGACATATCGAGTGTTGTAGCACAGCCTGACATTCCTACTACAGCAGAATTGGCAGTTGAATTTGGTGAGTTAAATAACTTAAAAGCAATGAGTGATACAATTGTACTACAACCTGCTAATTATAAACCTATTTTTGGTAGCAAGGCTCATCCAAATTTACAGGCAGTTTTTAAAGTAGTTAAGAATCCAAACTTAAACATCACTGATGCTGACATTAAGACTTCTGTGATCAGTGCAATTAATCAATATTTTGAAGTTGATAACTGGGACTTTGGTGAAACTTTTTACTTCTCTGAATTGGCAGCGTTCTTGCACAAGATGCTAACACCAAATATTGCAAGTATTGTAATAGTTCCTAGAGATAGCTCAATCAAGTTTGGAAGCCTACAGCAAATTAATGCTGAAGCAAATGAAATCATTATTAGTGCGGCTACAGTAAACGATGTTGAAATTATCAGTGCGGTTACTGCAAGTCAACTAAATCAAGGTATAGTCGAAGTTAATTAAACAGGCAAACAATGGCAATCAGAAAGACATTAAATTTTCTTCCGGACATTTTTCGCACCGAAGCAAATAAGAAATTCTTAGGCGCGACATTTGATCAACTAGTAAGTGAACCCGACTTAACTAGAATTAACGGCTTTGTTGGAAGAAAATTTTCATTGAGTTATGGATCGGCTGGTAGTTTTGTTGAAGAAACAGATACAAATAAAAGCAATTATCAATTTGAGCCAGCTGTTGTTGTTAAAAATGAAAGACAACAAATAGATCTATACAGTGACTATAATGATCTGATTACTAAAATTGGTTACTATGGTGGTAAGACAGATAACCACAATAGATTGTTTAAGTCTGAGTACTACAATTACAATCCTAGAATTGATCTAGATAAATTTATTAACTATACAAGATACTATTGGTTACCCAATGGTCCTGACGCAGTTACAATAACTTCAGGTAATCCTTTAGTACCTAAGACATTTGTCTTTTCAAGACAAACCAATTCTTATACTACAGATCAAACTGGGTCGGATCTCAATCCTGAGATTACGCTAGTTCGAGGTGTAACTTACAATTTTACTGTGCCTTCGGGTGGTACTGGCTTATGGATACAAACAGAACCTGGCACCGACGGATTAAAAAACTTTAGTCAGAAGTCGTCTACTAGAGAAATTTTTGGAGTAAGCAACAACGGTGTTACTTCGGGCAATGTAATTTTTACTGTTCCCTTAAAGGACGACCAGGACTATTATTTTACATCTCCAATTATTAACTATGTAAAGTATGCAACAGATGCAAGTTTCTCCAGTATTGATGGTGCATATTGGAATCAACCGTCGTTAAAAATTATTGGAGATATCGACGGGGAAACTGGCTTCCCTGACGGATCGTATATTGTATTCCTAGGCGCATTAACACCAAATACTGACTGGATTACTGCCAGCGGTTCTATTGTACCAATGGAGCGCCGTAAAGGTCTATGGAAAATTAACATAGCAGCCGACGGTCAAGTTAATTTAGAATTTGCTAGAGAAATTCCTGTTGGACATAGAATCTTAGTTAGCAAAGGTAATACTTACTCTGGAAGAGAATATTTTAAATCTACATCCGGTGACATTATTCCGTCACCACCTATCACTGCACCGCTAACAACTCTATACTACCAAGATGCTAACAATCC